CATTAATGTCAGGTTCATTTTTTGCGTTATGCTTTATACCCATTTTTGTTTCTAACCAATGTCCCTCTTTTCCACAATGGTTTATATTTTGTCCTTCTAAACATATTTCAATACCTTTAACACATGTATTAAATAATGTTATTATATTTTGTTTATCGATATCAATTTCACTCGTGGTTTGTAAAAGATCACTCATCTTGTATGTAATAATATAATACTTATATATTAATCAATTTTATAAAAAAAATAGTTCAATAATATATATGCCTACGCGTAAAAGTAATGATTATAAATTAACAGCATTTCAATATTATTTAGTTGAAGATAAAACACAAGAAGAAGTTTGTAAAATATTCAAAAGCACCCCATGAAGTTTAATGCGTCGGGTTGAAAGATACAAAAATGATGGTAATTTTAATATTCATTACAGAAAACCAGTTTCTTACAAAGTTAAAAAAGAATATGTTAAATTATTAATTGATAAAATAAATAAAAACAAAACAATTACATTACACGAGTTAAACCAAAAACTTAAAGACAAATACAAAGATGCTAATTTATCTACAAAGCAGATTATTAGAGTAATTAATGATAATAAATGATATTTATATGTTTTAGGACTATATAAAAATAGGAGTTTGAAATGTAAAAAGGTGTAAATATTTAAGGGTGTAAAAATTATTTGCTTATTATTTGTGTATTATTATTTTTGTTCGTATATAAGAATATAATTATTTTTTTTAATATAATTAAGATGATATTATTTTACAGTAGTTATTGTAATCATTGTAAAATGTTAATAGATAATATTAATAGATATGATAAAGAAAAAAAAATAAAACTCGTATGTATTGATGATTTAATATCTGAAAATATAGAAATTGAAAGAAAAATAGAATCAGTACCAGCGTTTATGATATTGCCAAGTAAAGAATTATTATATGGAAAATCTGTATTTGATCATTTATTATTGCCTGGAAGAGGAATATTAACTAATAATCAAAATACAAGACTTGATAAACCTGATAAAAATGATAGTAATAATTCAGTTAATGTAAATGTACCCGTAGATGGTATTAATAAAATTGAAGATGGGGAACCTTTGGCATTTGTTTTGAATGGTTTTAATTTTTCAGATAATTTTTCATCTATAGATGATAATAAAGAGGAATGTAAAGATAAGTGTTATAATTGGGATTACATTTCTAATGATAAGACAATGAGTGAAGGTATTGAAGGTATTAAAATTAACGACGATGATAATATTAGTAAAAAAATACCTTCTTTAGATGAACTTAAAAAAATGCGTGATAATTTAAAGTTTGATTAAAAAATCCATATAAGGAATATTAACAATATTTTATTATATAGAATAATGTCAAACCAATATGTTTTTAATCAATATTATATTGATTTCATAAAAAGATTAAAGCAAGCATCCAAAAAAATTAAGGACGATGAAAGTGATAAAAATGTTAAAATTGAAGGGGATATTAATAATAAATATGAATTAGCTAAAAAAATATCAAAATCTATTAAATCAAATTATGTGACATTAGATAAATCTTCCGACGAATATATTTTGTATGTAAATAAATTACCTGAAGATTTTTGGAAATCCTATGAAGAAATTGAAACAGATAAAAATACAGAATGGTTTGAATTAGATATTGTAAGCAATGTAGAATTATATCAAAATATTACTATTGATGATATTCGCAAATTATTAAATGATGATTATTTATGTTATCATTTTATAACAGTATTTTATTTATTTAAAAATGAATTAAGTGAAGAGCAAGTAAAAACATATGTTTCAATACTACAAGAATCTTATAAAGAGGAAACTTATGACGAAGTTGAGAATGTGAAACATAAAGATATTCTAAAAAAATTAAATGAATTGAAAAAGGAAAATATTAAAGATAAAAGCGGGATAAATATGAATGGTATGGAAGATACTATGTTAGGCAAATTAGCTAAAGAAATTTTAGAAGATGTTGATATAGACAAGTTACAAAAATCTATTGGTGAAAATGGTGACATTTTAAAAGCTATTGGTGACCCAGATAGTGGTTTTGGAGATCTTATTTCTAATGTAAGTAGAAAAATGGCTTCAAAAATATCAAGTGGTGAACTTAAACAAGAAAATTTATTACAAGATGCTATGAAATTTGCTTCTTCTATGCCTGGATTATTCGGCAATCAGGGAGGAGCTGGAGGCGCAGGAGGAGCAGGAGGCGCAGGAGGAGCAGGAGGAGCTGGCGGCGCAGGTGGACCTGATATGGCTAATATGATGAATATGATGAGTAGTATGATGAATAATAAGGAAGGAATGGATATGTTTAAGAATATGATGGGAGGAATGAATAAATCTAAAAAATCTCATGGAACAAAAACGGCATTTAATAAAAATGCTTACAAAAAAGCAATGGCTCTCAATAAATTAAAATCTAAAATTTCTAAGAAAAGAGAAGAGTCGCAAAATGTTTCTAATGAATAAAAATAATATAAATATTTAGAATAAGAAACTAAAATAATCTAATAATGTTTTGGTTAGAGAATATAAATGAATTGAATATGAATAATCTAATACCTGATGTAAATATGACTATAGAAGAAAAAATAAATGCTATAGTAAGAGCTGTATTATTCGTTGGTATAATTGCTACTTTAATATTTAATGATACGCGATATATACTTTTCGTGATAATAGTAATGATAATATCTATATTAATTATTAATTATCAATATGAGAAAAATAAGAAAATAGAGAAATATCTTAATATAAAAGATTTAGATATTGTAAATAATAAAAAATGTATTAAACCTACAAAAAGTAATCCTTTTATGAACCCAGATAAAACTAATATTAATAATGAAAAATATGAAGCTTGCTCTATAAATGATACAGATACGAATAATAATATTAATAGTTTATTCTATAGTAATGTTTTTAGGAATAGCACTGATATATATGATAAATCTTCATTGGATAGGCAATTTTATACAGTCCCATCAACATCAATACCGAATGATAGAGAAACACTGGGCGAATGGTTATATGACAGAGGTCCTTCATGTAAAGAAGGTTCGGGGGCTAAATGTTATAATAATTTATATAATAATATCAAAAACTCCGTACATATTTAAATTCTTTTTTTTATATAAATAAATAATATTTATAATATATAAAAATGAAGGATAAAATTAGCATTACTTTGACATCATTTACTAACGAAGATGATAGTATTGAAAATCAAATTGAATATAATAAATATACTAAAGTTAATGATGAAGAAAATTTGCTTACCTATAAAAATACATTAAAATGTGATAAGCAAAACCGATATTTATCAAGAAGAGAGACATTTAATAAGCTATCAAAAAAAAGCGATGATATTAAAGAAGTTATAGGTTATTCAAAGAATAAAAAGGATTGGAAAATTATAGAATATACGAATAATGTAATTAATAAGAAGTATAATAAGGATTATAAAAAATTACATTTAGATGTTAATTATGATATGATAAAAAATTGCGAAAATAGATATTTGATTGATAAATAATTTATTTTTTATATATTATTTAAGAATAGATAGAAAGATATATTATGAATAAAACATTTGATAGTTCAACTAATATATGTACCGATGATTGTTGGAAAACTGCAAAAGAATTACATAATAAAAAAATAGAAGGTTACAATATATATCCCAATAATCCCGTTGATTGTGAAAGCCCGTTCGTTAGAATGAATGATATGTATTTGAATCATCCTAATTTAAGAGGACGTCCAGGATACGGATTGTCAGATGATTGCTTAATTGATAATTATTCATCTTTAAGAAATGATCCGTCATCATTGACGCATGATAAATGTAAAATACAATTATTTAATAGAATATTTACATCGGGCCCTAATTTAAGATGTGGAAAAACAAATATAGCGAAGGAATTAGAATTAATTGAAGGCGCCGATACAAATAATGTAAAATGTAGAAAGCAAATTATGGAGGAAGAAATGAATAATATAATGCCATTGCTTGATTGTGTTAAAGATGTCCAAAATCCCGATAATATAGTTCCGATATGGGTTAATGGCGGTGAGGATACAAGATCGTATATTAATCGTGTCGAATTTAATAAAAATTGTAATTGGCAAGGTAGAAATAAAAATTTTTCCGTATAATAAAAAAAATATCTTATTATAGAAGATATGAGTTTTAATAGAACAACATACGATAATTGTTCATATAAACAGGAATTACAGGGAAATGTTAATACATTACAATATTTATTATCACCATATAGATACGAACATGTAGATAAATGTAGACATCAATTGGGATTTATCGGAGGAACTGCTGTTTCTCATATTAAAGGTAATCTTGTAGATTTAGATAGTGAATTGAGAGGACAAACCAGAATAATATCAAAATGTAATACTAACCAATATGTACCAACCAATGATGGTATTATCAAAAATGATAAAACGGAACCTATAGATACGACTATGCTTCATTTGCCGGCATGTCAATCAATTATGTATCGCGAAGTTCCTATGCCAGAAAAAATAAATTATGAAAATTGTAAAGCATAATTTAGCACATTTTTCCAAGATAATTAAAAATAAAATAATAGATTAAATATATTGGACCTAACATAAAAGATACAAATGAAAATAGTACTTTGAATATGATATTATTATTGAATCCTCCCCAATTACAATTAAAAGAAAGATACGCTGAAGCACAAGAAATGCCGAATGCTAAAATGTATAGGAAAAAAATATATATATTATCTATAACACGCCAATTATACATATATTCGGGATTATATCCGTTTATTATTAAATATATTTTTTCCATTGGTTTATTTTCAAAATTAAAACCATTTTCATAATTGCTATATTTCTCAACATTATTTCCTAATATTCTATTAATTAATAATATTAACATTATCTATTTATTTGATATATAAAATAATATATTATTTTATTAGATATGAATAAATATATAGATACTCGTTTAAACTATGATAGTTGTAGTTACAAAGAAAAATTAAGAAGAGCGGTGGGACCTGGTTTATACCAATTAGAATCTCCTTATAATGATTGTGCGGATTGTTCTCAAGATGTTCCCGCAGACCCCTCATTAAGATATCAAAATTATGGACATAATACTTGTTCTATGAAAAAAGCGGTTGATGATTCCAGTGAATTATTAGGTTTAAATTATAAGAATACTAAATGTAACGATCAAGAATACGGACCTGGAAAATATGAAAAATCGGGTTGTTTAATTAGAGGAACTACTGATGTTAGAGCGTGTACGGCGCCGCGCGAAGATACAAGATTATCAAATCCCCCGTGTACATTAAAAGAAACTGGTATTAATAGATGGGAATGGTTATGTTTTGACCCTCAGGAAAGAGCGATAGAAGGTTTTGATAGAGTACCAGTAAATTATAGAATGGTTGCTAAAGATAATCACGTCCCGTGTATTGAAGAGCCAATAGACCAATCAATGTTTCAACCAAATAATAATACGAATATGAATCAATTGAACTCATGGAAACAATGTAATAAAGATAATAAATTATATACTCCTGGCTATCCATATGGTTCGATGTATACGGGTGTTTCTTGTAAATAACTTGTATATATTAATGTATTTTTTATCCTTTAATGATTAGAGACGCACCAATGGAATTATCAAATAATACTCCATCTATGAATAATATTTATGATTCTACATATTTTACTAGTGTTAAAAACGATGAGCAAGAGAGAAGTAATAAAATGTATAGTATGGGGGAAAATCCATATAGCACTGGCATAGTTAATTTACCAGCTTATTCCGATATGTTTAAGAGAAATGATAATGATAATAGCAACGGGGGATATATTACATCACTTTCTGGTAATAAGGTTGATAAGAATGATTTTATACATAACAATATGACTCCTTTTTTAAGAAAAAATGTTACTCAAAATACTAATTTAGAAAATATGTCTCCTTTTCTTGATAATAAAACTGGTAATAATCAATATTGGCAAACAAAAAAAGAAGTTCCATGTATGTTTAAGCCTGAGATAAATACAGGTGGTAATATTTGCGGAATGAAAAATAATGATGATTTTTATAAATCGCGAATTGATATTAATTATAAAGCAAATAATTTTTTTCCAATAGAAAAAATTAATGTAGGACCTGGTATAAATAAGGGGTATGATTATAAGGGTACGGGAGGGTTTCACCAACAGGATACTAATAATTTTGCTAAACCGCGAACATTAGATGAATTGAGAAGTAAAATTAATCAAAAGGAAACATATTTTCAAATACCTGTTAAAGGTCACTTGAAAGGAACAGATCAAAGAGGTATTCAAATGCCTCTAAATAAAAACAAGCCCGAAAAGGTATATGAACAAACCGAAGATATGTGGTTAAAAACGACTGGTTCTATAAATAAAGAAACTTTGAGGGCTTCGCAAAATATTCGCCCCACAACAAGACAAAATACACATATTGACTATAAAGGGCAAGTTTCCTTGCGAGATAAAAACAATGGTATTAAAGATGATTATGGAAAAAGCAAAATAATAATGTATAATAATGAGCGTGCTACTACCGAGAACAAACCAGTAGTTTCCAATGTTTCAAGTCTTGTAAAAGCAATAGCGGCTCCTATTTTAGATGCTCTTAAATATTCTATGAAAGAATATACTATAGAAGCTGAAAGAGCAGTAGGTAATCCAAGTATTCAAATACCCGAAAAAGCGACTTTGTATGATCCAGTAAATCATATTATGAAAACTACATTGAAAGAAACAACAATACACGATAGTGAATTAACAAATTTAACTGGAAATAAAGAAACTTATTCAACTATAACAGACCAGGCAAAAACTACTATAAAAGAAACAACAATACACGATGGCGAATTGACTAATTTAACAGGAAATAAAGAGACATACTCTACTATAACCGACCAAGCAAAAACTACTATAAAAGAAACAACTATACACGATGGGGTTATTAATAATTTAAGAGGAAAGGATGGTGGATATATAAAAACAGATAATGAAGCTAAAAAAACAATCAGAGAGACTATTAAAAATATAGATACTATTAGAAATATTGGAGGTGTATCTTACAAAGTAACCGTTTATGATCCAGATATAGTAGCAAAAACTACTATCAAAGAAACAACATTAGTCCCTAAATCTCAATATGGATATTTAGGAGGTATGTTAGAAGGTTTATTCGGTGGTTACATTAACAAAGAAATAGATCTCAAAAATACTAATAAACAATTTTTATCAGATACTAATGAATATGGTATAGCAGGTGCTATTAATGAGCATCGTCAAACTGATAGAACAGCCGAAGAAAATGCCGAAATTGATGATACCCGTGAGAGAATTTTAATTGCGGCGGGACACACACCCAATCCAGGTAATATGAATATAACAAATGATTCATCTGATATAGAAATGACTACACGAAAACCTTTTGAAAATTCGGCGGCAGCCAGAAATAACGGAAATGTAGGAATGATATATCAATCATCGCCTTTTATTGACACATGCGGTATAACTAAAATGCCAGATAAAAAGAACGCATATTCAAATAGATTGGACGCGAGTTTATTAGAATCTATTAATGAAAATGATTTTATGAAAACGCAACGCATAAATCCTATTAAATCAAATGTTAAACTCTAATTTTATCATAATTTTATAGAGTATAAAATGATATAAGAATAAGATGTATTATATAATATGTAATGGGAGCGGGCTCCTATTACGCGCTCTCGTAGCTTAATCGGTTAAAGCGTTGGTCTTATGAGCCAAAGATTGGGAGTTCGAGTCTCCCCGAGAGCATCTTTATTTTTATTATTTATTATAATATAAAGTTATAATAAAAATCTGTTATATTTTTTGATATATAACATCATAATAATATAATATACTAATATGAATAAAATAGCTTTTATATTTTTGATTTATAATGTGATAAATCACGAAGATATATGGTATAATTTTTTTAAAAACATAGATAAAAATAAATATTCAATATATATTCATTATAAAAGCGATGAAAAATTAAAATATTTTGAGGAATATAAGATTAAAGATATTATAAAAACTAAATATGCTGATATATCTATTGTAACCGCACAGAATAATGTTTTAAAAATAGCATTACAAGATTTAAATAATACTAATTTTATATTTTTGTCGGGGTCATGTATTCCGTTAAAACCATTTAATTATATTTATGAAACTATTGAGCCATTATATTCATATTTTCATATAGCAGATGCGGAAGAATCTTTGCCAGATTGTTATGATACATTAAAATATATTGAACGGAAATATTTAAAAAAAGCGTCTCAGTGGTGTATACTCAATAGAAAGCATAGTAATATGTTAGTATATTATGGGATATTAAATTATAGCAATTCGCAACTTAATTATATAAAATGGTTTCATAATGCTTATGCGCCCGACGAATTATGTTATTTAACATTTTTAGCATATATATATTCAAATAACTTATATAATGAAATTATAGCAACATATTATCATGAACCTCCTGAAAAAGCTACTACATTTGCTAATTGGGAGGGAATGAATTATAAATATGTCTCTGATAATGAATTAAAAAATTATATATATATAAATGAATGCGAACTAAAACATCTATTATATAGCCCTTGCCTATTTGGGCGCAAATTTAAACCCGCCGCAAAAATATCTCTTAATAAAAAATTTTATACTAATTATATATATTCCTAAATATAAAATATTGTAAATAAAAGCATTTAAAAATATAGCCTTTATTATAAGCTATAAAAGATTGCGATAATGCTAATGAAATTGTTTTTATTGTTTAATATTTTGAATATTAGCAATTGTTTTACTAATAATAATTTAATTGGATTACAAAAGTATAATGTGGGGAAATTTAGGGGTGTATTAAAAATGGCTAAAAATGTCAATAAAGATGATTTTAATAATATAGATTTAGATAATTCGGGCTATCTTGATAGTGACGAAATGGTTAAATTTTATGGTAAAATTAATTATATGGATATGGCAGATTTAAATGATGATAAAAAATTAGATTATTTAGAATTTGATAGACTTGCTAATATTCAAAAATTTGGAGAAAAAAACGGAGGTAATTTATTTGTTAGAAATGCTATTAATTTCGGACTCGTTAAAAGTGATTCTATTTTGGCGGACGGCGAAGCATCTATTATGATTGGTAACAAAGGTTTTGATCCATTAAATTGCGCGACTAATATTATTACATTAAGAAGATATAGAGAAGCAGAATTAAAACATGGACGATTAGCAATGTTGGCAAGTGTTGGATGGCCTTTGTCAGAAAAATATCATCCTTATCTTAGCAATCTAATTAATAAAGAGAATTTACTTGCTGTAGGAGGAAAAGCCCCATCGCTATTAAACGGGGGTCTTGAAAAAATCAATCCGGCTTTTTTTATGATGATTATTATTCTATCAACCACCATAGAATCATTGGCTATCTCTAAAAAATATGATAAAGATATTATTCCAGGTGACTTAGCATTTGATCCATTAAAACTTTATAGTACCAAAGATGTTAAAACTAAAAGAGAGCTTGAATTAAAAGAGTTGAATAATGGACGATTGGCAATGATTGCTATTACTTATTATGTTATTAGCGAGTTTATCACTAAAATGCCTATTATTAAATAATTATTTATTTGAAAACTTTTTATCTCCTTTATAATAAATGGCAAATAAAGTAAGTTATTATAAAATTATAGATGGATTAAATTTTGATTCAGAATTGTTAGATATGGCCGATGAATTAGTTAAAGGTCAAGGAGATGGTAGAATATCTGTTGATGATTCTAATAAATTGTTAGCAAAGATATTTGATGGTAGAGTCGTCACAAAAGTAGAAGCCAGAACTATTTTATATATACTCAAAAACTTTAAATTAACAAATGAAGCAACGCAAAACTTCTTAGATAAGTTAATTAAATTTGATTAATTTTTTATTATTTTTTATTATGATATATAAACTCTAATATGATATATAAACTCTAATATGATATATAAACTCTAATATGATATATAAACTCTAATATGAT